ACTATTAAAAAATCATAAAGGAGGATTTTTACTAACATATAATAATTGCGATACTATCCGTGAATGGTATAAAGATTTTATATTTGAGTTCCCCCAATGGCAATATACTTATGGTCAAGGAGAAAAACGAATTGGAAAAAATCGCAAGCAAGATAAAACAAATAATATTAAAGAATCACACGAAATCTTTATTATATGTTTTCCAAAATAATTATATTAATATGAATCCTCATAATATTTAATTCCAAAAATAGGATTTTTTAGAAAATTAATAAATTTACTACCTTTGCCTCCATTGAAACCAAGAAAGTAACTTTTATGTGTAGAACGATATTCGTATGTAATATATTGACTATATCCCTTTTTAGAATCATCATAAAAATCTCCTTTTATACGTCCTGTTTCAAGTTTTCGCCATTTACATTTTGTAACAATAATATTTATAATAGTATCCATATTAAAGAAAATCCACAATTTTTTTTTTGTATCTTTATATGCTAATATACCAGCAGGTTTTGAACTCTCACTTTTCTTTAAATACTTATTGAAAATAATACGAACACATTCATCTTTATTTTCATTTAGGTCGTTTACATTTATATTTTCTAATTCTGGAATTTTACCAAGAGTTAATTGAATATTATTACCACTTTTATTGCTAACATATAAATTTGAGGGTTTAATTGTTTCTTGTAATTTTTCACAAATTTCATGTGTTGGACAAATAGAGGTGTCAGATGTTGCGCCATATTCTGTTGGCGCATTACATTCTTTTGGATTATACTTGTTGAGAAAATCTTTTTCACGCTTGTGACCTTTATTTTTCTTTTCAGCACCTACTTTTTTACAAGATTCTTTGCGTTTTTCATTTCCAGTTTTATTTTCTTCTAGATTTATCATAATTTCTCTCAAAGTCGATGTTGATGTTATGAAATTTTGCGCAAATCTATTTAAATACTTTTTAATTCAATTTTATTTTATTGAAAGCTAAAATATTATTTATATTATATAATATTATATATAATTACGTAACCAATCTTCGGCTAAGAATTTGGCATCATCACTATAATAAAATTTTATTAACTTTCGTAAGTTCTCAGTTGGTTCGCTATTTAAACGTTCATCTGATAAATCTTGGTCTCGCGTAGTAATTTTTTCCCAGCTAGCTCTAAATTTCTGTAAATTCTTTATTAACTCTTCACGCGTCATTGAACTTATTGGTTTGGTTGGCGGTTCATACATTCCCCTATAATTAGTGATTGGTTTATTAATTCTATCTTGTATGAGTTTTGTTGCTTTTTTTTGTTGGGTTTTATCTAATAAATTATAAATTAATTCTAAATCATTACTTTCAATTGTTGCCCGCCGCAATCTAAATAACTTTTGAGCCATATTTTCTTTTGAACCACTTGTTGTTACATTATATTTTTTAAGTAGTTGCTTTAATTTATCTACTGAAATGGTGTTTTTTTTGTTTATATGAATAATATTTTTTTTAGTTTTATTTTGATTATTTCTTTGATTAGTTCTTTGATTATTTGTCTTTTTTGTTTTATTTAGTTTAGACCACCGCTTACTATTTTTTGTTTGTATTATAACCCACATATTGCCGTCATTACCGCGTTTCTTTGTTCCTAATGTAAAATTGTTAGCACTTTCTGATGGTGCTTGTCTAGTTGCCATTATTTATATATTATAAATAACACAATAAAAGAAATTTAAAGAAAAAACATTATAGCAAATAATTATTAGTTAATAGCATTTAAATATTAATTATTCTTAACTAATAATTATTTATTTTTATTTGAGTTATGGAGTTTATTATTAGAGAACATATTATTCCTTTTACAAATATAAACTTAGCTTTATTTATTGTATGTTATTTTAAACCCTATAATATTTATATAAGTTATGATTATTTATATAGTATATGTTATTGTTGGAATTATATAATTTTTTTTACATTTAATGGGGCATATTTTATAGATAATACAACTTTTAAGAGAATGGCCATTAGAAAAAGAATTTCACTCCCTCTTTTTCATATTGGAAATATGATTTTGCATAATTTACCATTTATATATGTAAATATTTATATACCTAAAAATGTGACATTTTATCAATCATTGTTAGCCTGTTTTATTAATTTATTATGGTGCTATTGGGCAACATTTGGAACATTTGATATTAAATACGTTTATGTATATATGAAAAAACAACAACAAATTAAATTATATATAATAAATATAAGTTCAATATTTTATGTACCTCTGATTTTTCACATTAATAAAAATATAATACAATAAAATATAATATACTATAAATATTATTAATAAAGAATATAAAGATTATTGGGCAAGTTAAATTAATAGGTTATAGCAATCTATTAATTTTTTAAACATTGGTGCCCGAGTGGTCTAAGGGGTGCGACTCAAGTTCGCATGGCTTCGGCCTCGTGGGTTCGAACCCCACCCAATGTAAACCTTTTTTATATTTTATATAATATTTTTATACAATATTATATAAAAAAATTATTACATGACTTTTTTAATTTTATAAATTATTTTTTATTCTTAATTTTAATAGATTAAATTTTAATTTTTATAAGATACAATGGCTTTTTGACGTTCTAATCGAGGCGGCTCAGTAGAACTACGAGGAGTTGGTGGAGGTGTGGTAATACAAGATTGACTACGTTCAATTTGTGTAAACGCAGTTCCCATATTACTTTTTTGCCTATTTACAACATTGCCAACCGATCTATATGCTGACATACACTCATCTTGTGTTTCACTATAATTAATAGCGTGACTTGGTAAAATACCAATTTTTGATGCCTCAAAAATAGCATCTTGATTAGCACCTAAATAAAGGAGTTCAATGTTATATGATTTTTGTGCGCTGTCAATAAGTTTTTTTAGAGACTTTACATTAAATTTTTTACTACAATTTTCACAACCATCTGTAGCAACATAAATTAAACACTTGTCATAACAATTTGGAGTATGAAGTTTTTTCTCCATGAAGTATGTAAGCGTAGAACCAATAGCATCATATAATGCTGTTTGTCCACGGGGAACAAATTGTCTTAATTCGATTGGTCTAACCTCGTTAATATTTAATGACTTAATTAACATTTTTTCTTCATGGTCAAATAATTTAATAGATACATTTACTTGTTCATTTGGTTTTAAATCGTGCTTAATAATTTCAAGTGAAGAGTTTACTCCACCAATAGTATCTTGTTCTTTACCACACATAGAACCAGAACGATCAATAATAGCAACAACTTCTTGGATAAATAGTGCCATATTATATAATGTTAATGTTAATAATAAATTTAATAAAATATGTAATCAATTTTTTTTGTTTTAATATTTTATTTTTTATATTTTTAAATAAAAAAATTATTATGCTAAAAAAAATTGATTACATATTTATTTTTATTACTAATCAATATTTACTAAAAAATGCTAAAGCAACAAATGCTAATTGAAAAAACTAATTATGAACCCCATCTTGATATTGAATTATTGACGGGAGCATTTATAGAAAATAAATTTAAAAGCATATGTAAAACAACTATTTATAATGCTTATATTAATGAAATTTTAATAATTGAATATTTGAAATATAGACTGGCTACAGATCCTCAAACGTTTACTGATGTACTATTTACTATAGATTTGCCATTTGTTCAAGATTATATTGAACATATAAAACAAGTTAGCATAACTTGTGAAGACATTCCTGTAATAACTTATGTATATAATACACTATTGCGTGAACCAGGAGATAGGGAACTATGGCCACATGATAAAGCCTCGTTAATTCTTGATAAAATACAATGCTTCTTTGATATTGATGAAGACAAATTAGCAAATGAATTAGTAGAAGTAATAAGTGAAATTTATTATGATACATTGTGGTAAAGCATAAAGCATAAAGCATAAAGCATAAATCAAAATGCTAAAAAAATTGATAATATAAATTTAAAATATTTTTTTTAATAAAAAAATGATTAATGATTATTATGCTTATGATGTTTATAATCAACTATTGAAAAATAGTTGTAATTTTATTAATAAAAAGTGCTTAGACATTGGAACAAGAAGTGGAGCAAATTGTGAAAACTTAGTGAAAGTTGGCGCCTCAAGTGTATTGGGTATTGATATAGATTCTTCGCGCTTTCATGAAATGTGGGTTAATAAACAAATTACACTTTTACACCTTTTTTCATTTAAAACGCGCATTTTAATTTAAAAAGTTTAAAAACTATACCATCTCATAAATATGGAATATTTCTAAGTTTAGTAAATTTTCTATTTCCAATATTATAATTACCAAAAGTTTGATTAGTTATATGACAAGCTACTATTATACCATCAAAACAAAATGTTTCTGTTTCAAAATCTGCTGAAGCAATTATTCTATAATTATGTTGTTTTAATAAGTTAATACACTTATAGTGTAAATAATCACTATGTGTTGAAACAAATAAGTATTTTATTTTATTTTGAATTAATAATTCAGTTATATCTTCTAACATTTCTAACTCAAAACCTTGAATATCCGAATGTAAAATATCTATATTTTCTATATTTTTTTCACGAATAAAATCACATAAATTTATTTGGTTTTTGCCTATAAATCCTTGTGTAAAATTTACATTATCAATATCGTTTAATAAACAGTTTCTTTTTCCTAAATTCAACCCGTTTAATTCAGGCTCAATACAATAATTTTTAGCATTTTTAACTACTTTATTGAACCAGATTGTATAAAATGCCCAATATGACCCTAGTTCTATCATAGTTCCATTTTCTGGTATATCTTTTAAAATTAATTCAAACATTCTTTCTTCTGCAGGTTCATGACAACCTTTATTTAATAATAATATTTCTGAAAAATCTCCATAATATCCATATGTTTCTACTTTTATTCCATTATGTAAAAATACACATCCATTTTCAGCAGTTCCTGCTTTTTCACATCGTTTTATAAATAAATTATTTGGATCAGATAAAATATCTATAAATCTATCTTTGAATTCCAAACCTTTTTTATTATTTATATTTTCATCTATAAATTGAGAACAATAGTCAAGACTGTTTAAAGAATCCATTTATTAAGTATTATAAATATTTTATTTTTATATAAGAAACGTATTTACTAAATATTTTACCTGAAGAAATCAAAAAGTCAGTTCATTATTCAAAGAACAATTAAAAAAACAAGAACGCCCATTATGTTTCCATATTTCGTCTTTCACATCTTCAAGTAAAAACAAAGAAGATGAAAAAGTAAGACCACCGTAGGTCAAAATCCTACTATTGATTTTACATTTTTTTCTTATTTTTTGCCTAATAAATTGGGCGTTTTAAATGAGAAAAGGTGTAAAGCAAGATTTATTAACAATGGATAATTCTAAACAATTTGATGTAATTACATGCTTTTTATGGAATATGCCTTATTTACAATATACTAATATAATCAATAAAATTAAAGAACTTCTAAATCCAGATGGTTTAGTGTATATAGGTATTGCTGATGAATGCTATAAATGTGACCCGCCAGGCCCAAAAAGTGTAAATATTGTTGAATTATTAAAAAAACATTTTAATAATACAAGAATTTTAGATAAAAAAAGTATTCAATGGATAATAGAAGCTAAAAATCCATTTTAATTAAATAAAATGATAACAATTTTTAGAGCAATAATAAAATTTGCTTTGTTTTTTATAAAAATCGTGCTGTAGTTTATATTTTTTATTACAAATATGACATTTTATATTTGTTAAACTATTAACATAGACTATTATATCCTCATTTAAAACTACTATTTTAAATTTAGAATTTTTTGATTTTAATTTTAAAAACATTACAAAATGAATAATGATTATATATTTATATAATTTTTATAATGTATTATGTAGCAAATTTTTCTTCTAATTTTTTTATAAATAATTCTAAATTTGTGTTTAATAATGTTGAATTTGAACACAATGCTTTTAAGGTATTTCTTTTAGAACCTGACTTTTTATCATATATTAAATAATAATTGTTGGGTTGTGTTTCGTGTCTTCTAATACTAATATATTTTGGCAATATTATTGAATTTTTTTTCTTTTGTAAAATATTAGAAACTGGTGGTTCGCATTTAGGAACTTGTGGCTCACTTTTTATAACCTCGCCATTGCTCTTTATAGCCTCTTTATTGCTCTTTATAACCTCTTCATTGCTATTTACAAGTTGTTTTGTTTCATTATTTTTATTATATAATTCATATTCTTCTTCAATAATTAATAACATTTTTTTTATTTCTTCTAATTTTTCTAATATATTTATTTTATTTGATTTTGATGATACATATAATTTATTATGTATATTGTGAGGATGTTTTTCTATTTTAAAATATTCTCTATAACATTTATTTTTTTGGTCATAACATTCTTTATAATAATTAACATATATTGGTATATTACATTGTTCTATATTATTTGGTAATTTTACAGCATTATGCTTTCTTTCTCTCTTACATTCTTCTTTTGTTATTAAAATATTTGATAAATCATTCATTTATACTAAAATACTACATTAAAATATTACAGATTTTGTTAAATATAGCCAAAAGAAAATTCCAACAAATGCTTTGGCAATTAAATCTAACATATTGTATCCTATTAGTTTAATTGCTTCATTTGCGTGATAAAATACTCCATATAAAGACCATAAACCTAAGTACAACCAAAATATTAATTTTGACTGATATGTTATTTTAATACTTGTCATAAAAAGTCTCCAAATAGTACCAAATGTTAAAAATAAGAATATAAAACCCATAAAACTTGCTAAATTTTTATTAAGTAAACCCGTTTCTCCGCTATATCCAAAACCCAACATTAAAAGATTAAAAAATAAAACTAGTAAAAATGGTTTAATATTAACTGGTACTTTATTTTCATAACCTAGTAACATGGAAAGTGCTAATAACATAAAAGGAGTAGTGATTATCCAATCAAAATAACGCATATTATTAATTTTTTCTAAAGGAAGAGCGTCAACAGAATCATGATTTTTCTTTTCTAATAAATTATTTTTTGAGTGATTATATTTTTTTGTTTTATTTATTTGTTCTATAAATAATCCATAAAAATAACTAGCAATAACCGAAATACATGTTTCTAAATTTAATATATGACGAACTTGCGGAATTGGACTTCGTAATGCTTCAATAAATGTAATTACAGAAGTAGTAAGTAAAAATATATATGTAATATAAAAACTATTTATTACTAAAGATGTATTCATAGTAATGTATTAATATCTTATAATATAATATATTAATATATTGTAGTAATAATATATTGTAGTAATAATATATTGTAGTAATAATATATTGTAGTAATAATATATTGTAGTAATAATATATTAAAGTAATAATATATTAAAGTAATAATATATTAAAGTAATAATATATTAAAGTAATAATATATTAAAGTAATAATATTTTATTGTAATTCAATAAAAAATTATTAATAAGTGAAAAAATAAATAAGTAAAATTATTTAATTCGAGTAAGCTAAACCACCCATACCCGACATAATGCGGAGGACGTTGTAGTTGACAGCATAAACGCGGACTTTGGCAGTGCTTACACCTGAAACGGTGGCATTAGATAAAACTAACTGTAAGGTGGCGTTGTCAATTCGCGAGAAGTTGCATGTGCCGGATGGTTGGTGTTCCTCTGGTCTTAGGGCGAACGAGTAAACATTAATACCAGTGTCTGGTGCCCGAGTGTGGTGCTGGAAAGGCTGGACTAAGTCGAAGTATGTGCCTTCACGCTCAGAAAATCTGTCTTGGCCGTTTAATTGTAATTTGGCAACAACAACTGGATTTTCACCCCAGCAGTGCATATCTAAGGCAGTTTCGGCTAAAACAAAAGTGCCGGCATCGGAAACACCGGAGTCTGTAGTGTTATCAGTTCCCCAACCCGCACCACCGCTTGTAGCAACACTATTGGCAAATGGGTCTTGGAACATTCCGCTAGTAGTAATAAAACCATTACCAGTATCTCCAGATGATTTTATATTGGTTTTACCACCAAAAGCATGAATCGCATTTGGTAAAGCATCGTAAGCATCTGTGTAGTTAAAAGGTTGGGCACCCAATAATTTATTTAAGTCATTATTAGCAGTTATTGAAGCACAATAGTCGACATTTGCGTCTGGTTGAACAACCCAGATTAATTCTTTGCATGGATGATTTAAATTTAATTTAATTTTGTTTGATGATGAACCGACCGATTCATCGCCGGTGAATTGTAATTGTTCAATTAAATATTCGTGTGGATTTTGGGCCATACGTCTGCGTTCATCAGTATCTAAGAAAATGTAGTCAACAAATAGCGATGCCGCAGCCAGTGATTGTTTGTATGCTTGTTCAACTTTTGAACCAGCTCCATTAACATTATTTACTGCCCATAAGCATTCTTCAATATTGCGAATGTCTAAGTTAATTTTTACTTCGTGGTATTGTAAAGCAATTAAAGGTAGAGCTAAACCGGGATTACGGCAATACCAGAATTGTAATGGAACATATAAGGTTGTTTCTGGAAGAGCTCTACGTGGAGCACAAACTTGGCGAATACCATCAGAAGAGCAAGGACCATCAACTTCAGCAAAATCTGGGTCGCAAATGTATGTTAATTGAGTAGTATTACCAATCATTTTATAGTAACCACGTTCTTGTTCTTTTGATAGAGTTAGTTGGCACCATATGTGCATCCAGTCGCCATATTGACGATCGATGCGCTGACCGCCAATTTCGACTTCTACTTGTGAAATTAACTGCTCACCGGGGAAATCTAACCATCTCGCATATACATTGTTATTGCCTAATGATTGACCAATTTCAGGAAGAGTAATCTGTAAATAGGTGCGGTAAGCTAAATCGCCATTGCGTGAAATAGTGCATGTAACACGACGACCAAAATCCGCTTGACCATTGAAAGTTTGTTCAATTGATTCCATCGCGAAGTTGGTATGACGACGGTAAGTTACTTTCCAAAAGGTAATTTGAGGATTACCTGTTAAATAAACATCTTGAGCGCCATAGGCGACTAATTGCATTAATCCACCAGCCATTTTTTTATAATATTCCTAAAGAAAAAAATTTTTTGAAATTAAATTAAATTAAATTAAATTAAATTAAATTAAATTAAATTAAATTAAATAATTAAATAATTAAATAATTAAATAATTAAATAATTAAATAATTAAATAATTAAATAATTAAATAATTAAACATTATTATTATATAAATTTTACTTCATTAAAAATATAATCTTTAATCAATGAAAAAATTTACTACTATTAAAACAACATTGGATAGTAAACATAATGAAATAATAAAATCTTTTAAACATAATGAAGAAGTAGTTATTCCTAAATATTTAAAACAAATTGAAAAACTTGAATTAATGTTAAATAAATCAAAAAAGAAATTGGAAATACTAGATAATATTAATAAGTATAAAAATATTATAAAATCTCTCAAAGCTAAAGAGAAAAACTATTATTTAAACAACTCTAAATATATATTTGATTATTTTGAAAATAAAAAGAATATATCTACTAATGAAACATTTGAAAATTCAGATAAAAATAACATAGTAAAACATTTTTTTTCAATAAATATTTCAGACGAGTCAAACAATATTATTAATGATGAAACAAATTGTGCTAAAATAAAAGATGATAATTACATTAAAATAAATAACAATAATTTTATAGACAAATATTTTAACAATATTGATTCTAAATACTTAAATTATGATAAATTTATATATCCATCAGATATATGTAGCGTCTGTAAAAGAGGAGAAATGGTTTATGTTGAAAGCGAGGGAATGTCAATATGTAGCAATTGTTCAAATAGTATTAAATATTTAATAGAAATAGATAAACCATCATATAAGGAACCACCAAAAGAAGTATGCTTTTATGCTTATAAAAGAATAAATCATTTAAAAGAAATATTAGCACAATTTCAAGCAAAAGAAAGTACAAATATACCCGATGAAGTATTTGAAAATATTAAAAATCAAATCAAAAAAGAACGTATAAGTCTTAATGAATTAACAAATAAGAAAACCAAAGAAATATTGAAAAATTTAGGTTACAATAAATATTATGAACATATTCCATTTATAAAAGATAAGTTAGGAATAAGACCCCCAATAATGAGTGCAGAACTTGAAGAAACATTATGTAATTTATTCATGGAATTACAAAAACCTTATTCCAAATATTGTCCTAAAGATAGAGTTAATTTTTTAAACTATTATTATACATTATATAAATTATGTGAATTGTTAAATGAACGCAGTTTTTTGCCATATTTTCCTATGTTAAAAGATCGTGAAAAACGTATAGAGCAAGACCAAATATGGAAAAAAATATGTGAGGATTTAGGGTGGAAATTTATTCCTATACCTTAATTATATACAAATATTTTAATATACATTTTTTAAAAATATATTTTAATATACATTTTTTAAAATATTAATAAAAATTGAAATAATATTTTAAAAATATTTAAAATATATCAACAAGTGAATATTAAAATATATGGCACAAATAAAAGAATATTTAGAACAAGAAGAACAAGAAGAACTATTATATGAAGTAAAAAAAAAATTTTACGAGTTCATTGAGAAGTTTGATGATGAACTTAAAGAAGATTGTAAAGTTGACACAATTTATATAGAATGTCTTACACGAAAATATCCACACTTAAAAAGAAGTAATAATGACTTAAAAAAAAAAATTAAAAACAATAAATTTGATCAAATACATCCACCAAAAATATGTGAATTTTTAACAATATACGATACAAGTAATATATTTAACCAAGATGAAAAGATAATTATATATAATTATTGTATTAATAAAATTACACCTATTTTTAAGCACGCACAAGCAGGAAAAACAGCTATATGTAATTTAGAAATTATAGATAGTTATTTAAAAATTATAGATGGATTTTCAAAACCAAATATTCTTTCAGTTTGCATAACCAAAAATGTTCTTGAGGCAAATGCTCAGTGGTTTGAACGCCTTTTTAAAGATTTAAAAAATAGATTTCCTAAAACTAAACTTAATGAAGAAATTATAGTTATATCATCAAAAAAAAATATATTAGGAGAAAATGCCACACATTGTAAAAATATTGATATTGTTACGGCAAAATTATGTGAGCCTAATAATATTAAAATTATATTTATGTGTAGTAATATGATTAGAATAACTGATGTACTAAAGCTATGTAAACGTTTAAATAATTTAACAGATTCATTAAGAAAAAATATACAAATTTTTCACGATGAAGCTCATAATCCCAATGAGGGTATCCCAGCTTATCGTGATATTATTGAACATATTATTTTACAAGAAAATGTATGTGCATATATACCTATTTCTGCATCTCCGGAACCTATATATGATGAAGCAAATAATTTATGGATAAAACAAATTATTGAAAATAACGTTATTAATTATACATCATTCAGTAAGATTAAATCAAATGACCCAGACTATTCGTCTTGTGCTAATGCTGTTACTATTTCCTTTGAATCACTTAAAAACTGGAAAGACTATAATATAGATAAAATAGATATAAAAACTTGCGAGGAAACTTATCATAAAAAGCTTGAAACAATAAATAAATATACAAAAAAAGCTTGTCTAAAACAACTATTAATAGCAATAAATAGATATAAAGAATATAACATAAGTTCAGAAAATGAATTATTGACTCCAGGAAAACATATAGAATTGATTAATAATCATAAAGATGATATAGATGATAAAGATGATAAAGATGATATAGATGATATAGATGATAAATATGATAAAGATGATAAAGATGATAAATTATTTGATATTTATTCAATTGAAGAAGTCAGAAATCTTATTAAATCATATACTATTGAGACATGGAGAACACTAGATTTTTGTCCTTTTATGGAAAATGATAAAGAAACTGAAGCAGTAAATAATGCTCTAAACTTTTTAGATTTGAACTCATTGTATGAAACACCTGTTTTTATAGCTGATGAATTTTATTTGTATATTATTTCTACGCCTCGTAGAAACATTATTACAAGATATATAGCAAAAGAAGCAATTAAGAAAGATTATAATCCTATTGTTTTAGCAATATATGAAAGCAAATATCATTTGTTTTACGATGGCAATGAAATTGTTGTAGACTCAGATATTATGAAAACTGGTGAATTTAATGAAAAATTATATAATTTAATTGAATATCTTAAATCAAAAAATATTAATATAAATAGACCTTTTATTATTATTGGTAATTATTCGCCAACCGGTGAATCCATTACATATGTAAATTACAAGTATGGAATTGTAAGAGCAAATTGTCGTCTTATTTCAACAAATGCGTCATTAGATTATCAAGAAGGTTCACGTAGTAACTATACTACAAAAAAATTTAAAGAAAATAATAAAGATTGGAAACCGCCTATTAAATTTTTAGTTGGACCAACATCATTTATTCAAAATTGTTTAAATGTTGAAAAAGAAAATGATGAGCGAATTGATACACTTATGAATAGCATGACAGATTCTCGTGAAACATATACACATGTATTCAATAATATAACTTCAAATAATAATATTAATAATTTACAAATTTCAATTCCTGTAAAAATTACAATTGGAGATCCAACACATCCACGTGTTAAAAGATTATATGATATAATGATTATAAAACGTAAGAAAGAAGTAGAAAAAAAAGAATTTTTCAACATTTTAATGGAGTGTGTAAAAGATCCATATATAGATGTCACACTAGAAGACAAAACTGGTAAATTATGCGATGAGTTATATACGATTAAAGGTTTTAGAACATATAAAAAGAAAGAGGAACCAAATCATAGTAGTTGGAAATTTAAAAGTTATTATAGTCATTATTGTATAAATACGCCATTTATTAATGAAAAAAATAATTATATTAATAAATATGAGTGTGATTTATTAACGTGTGTTGATGATTATATAGAAGAAAATAAAAAAGATAAACCATTTGTAAATTTTAAAAAAACATGGTGGTTATCTTATACATACTGATTTAAAATTACACCATATTATTTTACATGTTATAATAGATTATTTAATTTAAAATTGCTTAATCATCAAACTCTAGGCCGCTTAATAATCCGCTAAAAATATTAATTATATCTAAATAATAATCTAAAGATGCTGTTATAAAATCACCAGAATAATTACGCTGTAAAATATTGTTAGTATCATACATAATGTATAACGAAAATACCATTAATGAACCAATAACTAGTATTTTTTTTAATAACGAAGATTCAGCAATAAAAATTTGGACAATAGAAACAATGACTAAAAAGAATAAAGCAACAAGTAAACCAAGACCAAATTTAAAACCTAATTTAATACCACTAGCTATTAATGCTAGTCCAAATGTAAACATAGTAACAAAAATACTAGCTGTTCCGACTAAAGCACTTTTAACAATACCAGGATCTATTCCTGATTTTCTATATCCTAAAATTACACCAAAAGCAGTTGAAAAGAGAGAAAATAATATAAATTTTAACCATGGAGGCATAGTAATAAATGCCAAAATTAAAATTATGACAAAAATTGCTACATATGCTCCAATAAGTTTGCTGTTAATTTTTTTTTTACCATCTTCTTCTTCTATTTTAACATTTTCACTTACATAATAAGTAATAGAAAGTTGAGATACTAAAGTTGCTAAAATTAGAGCAAAAAATACTCTTTTTTCGCTTATTAACTTAAATAATTGCGATAAATTATTGTTTTTAAAAATAGGTTTTTTATTTTTAGCTACTAAATTTGACTTATTAGAATTCATAGTATATTTTATACTATAATAAAATATTTTATAGTATACTAAAACATTTTATAGTATACTAAAACATTTTATAGTATATTTTATAGTATATTTTATTATATTTATAAAAAAATAGAATACTAATATATATGGACTTTATAAGAAATAAAACAGCAAAATTAAGAAATATTGGAAGAAATATAATAGCACAGGCACCCCAAGAAGAATTAGCAGCTTTAGATCCAACAGCACCATCTTTAAGTCCAAGACACATTTCTTTAAGTCCAAGACGCATTTCTTTAAGTCCAAGAACAAAAGTCATTACACATATTCAAAAAACGTTCAAAAAAAGAAAAAGAAGAGAACAAGCAATAGCAGATTTATCAAAAATAAACTCTAAAAGACTTGCTACAAGAAGAATTCAAAAAAAATTTAGAAAAGCGTTAGAAAATCCAAATCTTGAAGCATGTCCTATATGTTATGGTAATATGTTGTACCCAAGACTTACAAAAACGCTTCGTTGCGGTCATAAATTTCATAGAAAGTGTATTGAACAATGGAGTGATACTAATCCAAGTTGTCCATTATGTAGAACATCTATAGAACCAGAAAGACCGTATCACCTACAAAGGCGTATTTCAATGCCTATTAGTTCTAATATTAATACTACTGTTAATCGTGTTAACGCATTAATAGCAGCATTGCGTAATGCTGCTACTATAATTGAGTCAATTAGCTTGTTAAAT